GTTTGGGGTAAAAATGGGGTGAGGCAAAGGGTTGTTGTTGTTGAGAAAAATGGCCTGACAGGTGGGGCAAAACAGCATGGACGACTTTAATCTGGATGATGCGCGGGCGCGGTTTCCGTTGCCTGAGGGCATTGCCGATGAGGTCATGAACCGCGAAATGCTGGGTGAGGCGATGGGTGTCTCGGAGAATACGCTGACCAAGTGGTTGGCGCGCGGGATGCCATGTCTGGAACAAGGCGGAAACGGCCGAGAATATCGTTTTCAGTTATCGGACTGCTACGCCTGGCGGATGGCGTGGGAGGATGACAAGCGCCAGGCGCGAGAGCGGGCGCGGGCGGCGGCGGCGCAGTTAGCCCTGCATTTCCGCAACGACGCTGAAGACGCGGAAGGCGGTGCGCCGGTCTTGACCGCCAAGGAGATCGCCGAGCAATCCATCGCGGATATCAAGCGCAGCCAGGCCGCCGAGTTGCGGGGCGAGTTGGTCAAAACCGAGCGCGTTCGGCGGGTTTTCGAAGGGGCGTTGGAGCGCGTTCGCCGAAACCTGATCACGGTGCCTGATTTTTGCGAACGGGAATTCTCCTTGACGCCCGATCAGGTTCAGCGATTGGAGCGTCGCGCCTTTTCGGTTCTCGAAGCGCTGCGCCAGGATTTGGACGACATGCTGAACGGCGGTGCGGTCGTGCGGATAGAGCCAAACGACGGTGAGGCGGAAACGGAGCAAGCGGGCGGGCTGGGAATCTGATGCCCGAGATCAGCGACACGGCCCTGGGCGCGCGGATCGATTTCGCGCCGTTGCCGCCCTTTGCGACGCCGGAGGAGGTTCTGGCCGATTGCCTGCCGCAGCTCGATCCGCCGTCGCTGATGACGGTGACCGAGGCGGCGGAGATGTTTGTGCGCGTGCCGGTGGCCGGGGATTGGCAGCGGTTCGACCGGCAACAGACGCCCTATCTGGTTGAGCCCGCAGACATGATGCAGTCGCGGCGATACCAGGGCGCGGTTTTTATGGGCCCGGCGCAATCGGGCAAGACGATGATGTTGCAGACCGTCGCCGCCCATGCGGTGACCTGCGACCCCAAGCCCGTGCTGATCGTCCATATGACGGCGACCGATCGCAACAATTGGATCGAGGACAAGCTTGATCCGATGATCATGAACAGCCCCGAGTTGCGGCGGCGGTTGGGTCAGGGGCGCGAGGATTCGACCTTCGCGCGCAAGCGGTTCAGGGGAATGCGGCTGACGTTGGGCTATCCCACGGCGCAGACGTTTTCCTCGCACAGCTACGGCATGGTTCTGCTGACCGACTACGACCGGATGAAACAGGTTTTGGGGCGTGCGGATCGACCAGAGGGGCGGCCTTTCGCGATGGCACGGCAGAGGGTCAAGACCTGGATGAGCCGGGGAATGGTGCTGGCGGAGTCGGCGCCGAATTATCCGGTGGCGATGCTAGAATGGGCGCAACCCGAAGGTTCGCCGCATATGATGCCGCCGGTCGAGGGCGGGATCGCGCAGCTTTACAACCAGGGAACGCGCGGCCGTTTCTATTGGGAGTGCCCCGATTGCGGCAACGAATTCGAGCCCCGATTTGATCGGCTGCATTATGATGCCGATCTTGATCCGGCGGATGCTGGCTCGGCGGCGCAGATGATGTGTCCCCATTGTGGATCGCTGATCGATCATCGCCACAAGCTGGAGTTAAACCGCGCCGTTTTGCGTGGCCGTGGTGGGTGGCGCCATGAGACGAGCGACGGCGGTGTGGCCGCGCTGGACGATCCAGCCGTGCGGGCAAGCGATGTTGTGTCCTGGGCGCTGAACGGCGCGGCGGCGACCTTCGCCTCCTGGTCGGAGATCGTGACCAAGTATGAAACCGCCCGGCGGCAGTTTCAGGAATTGGGCGACGACACCGATCTGGCGACGGTGCATTACAACGATATCGGTGTGCCGCATCGCCGCCCGCGCCGAGAGGGTGAAAGCGACCTGAGTTACGAAGCGATGCGCGATCATGCGCACCAGGCGCCCCGCGGGACAGCGCCGGCCTGGGCGCGGTGCGTCACGATCACCGTGGACGTGCAGGGCAGTTATTTTCCGGTGCAGGTGACAGCCTGGGATGAGGAAGGCAACGCCGCAGTCATTGATCGTTTCGATCTGACGCAGCCGCCGGAAAATGCGCCGAACGCCGAGCCCGATGCCGACGGGCATCGGCGCAAGCTGGATCCCGCGCGCTATGCGGAGGATTGGCAGGTTTTGGAGGGCTTGGCCGATCGGGTGATCCCGGTGGAGGGCGCCTCCTATGGATTGAAACCGGTGGCGCTGGGGGTCGATTTTCAAGGTGCGCCGGGCGTTTCCGACAATGCGGAAGCCTTCTGGCGTGGGCGAGCAAAGGCCGGCCAAGGGCGGCGGTGGTATCTGACGCGTGGGCAAGGCGGATTTCGAGTGCCGTTTCGCGCAGTCCATGAGCTGCCAGATCGCGGATCGAAGGGCAAAAAGGCGCGCGGCGTGAAGCTTTTGACGATGGCGGTGGACCGGCTGAAGGACACGGTTCATGCGGGCCTTGGCCGGGTGATTGCCGGCGGCGGCGGCGCGATCTGGATGCCTGCATGGATGTTTGCCGAGGATGCCCCGCCCTGGGCGGCGGAAATGCTGTCCGAGGAACGCACCGGTAAGGGCTGGGAGCTCAAGAAAGGCATTCGCCGGAATGAGGGTATCGACCTAACGGTGCAGGCCCGCGCGCTGATTGAGATCAAAGGCCTGCGCAAGATCGATCCAGCGGCGCCACCGGCTTGGGCGGTCGGGGGTGCGGAAAATGTCAACGCCGTGGCATTGGGCATGGCATCGCCTGCGGGCTCGGGGGGCGTAGAAGGCCCAGACGCGGCGGCGGCCGACGCTGCCACGCTGCCCAAGCGTGTGCGCCGCAGCGTTGGCCGGCTGTTTTAAGGGAGGGCTCATGGCTTATTCGCAAGACGATCTCGACCGTCTTCAAGCCAATATCGCCAAGGGCGTTCGGCGGTGCCGGATCAATGGAGAAGAGGTGGAGTTCGCCAGCCTGGCCGACATGATGCGCCTTGAGGCCAAGATTAAGGCGGCGCTTGGCCAGGGGCCGCAGCGGCGCACTGCATATGTCAGGACATCGCATGGCTGGTGAGACACGGCGGGGCAAGGTTGGCTCGCTGCTGAACGATCTGATCGCGCCCTTGGCGCCCGGCCTGGCGCTCAAGCGCGAGGTGGCCTTGGCGCAACGGGCGATGTTGCGGTCGCAGATGGGGCATTACAACGGCGCGGGCCGTAGTGCGCGCGGATCGGACTTTCGCCGCAACCGCACCGATGCCGTCGAGGCGGCGCGGTATGATCGCCAGCCGATCAGCCTCATCGCGCGGGACATGCTGCGCAACAATCCCAGGGCGCGGCGGATCGTTCGGCAGTTGCGCAATCAGGTGGTTGGCGCGGGCATTCAGCCGGCCGTTCATTGGGGCCGGGCTGGCGAGGTGATCGCGCCGGAAGGCCGTCGTGATCTGGATTTGCTCAAAGGGTTAATTCGGCGTCACTGTCTTGCCACGGATTTCGACACCGAGGGGATGTTGACCCTGTTCGGGATGCAGGGGCTCGCCTTCAGCACCCTGGTGTCAGACGGCGAGGTTTTGCTGCGGCGCCGCCGCCGGGGCGCTTCGGATGGTTTGACGCTGCCGTTTCAGGTGCAAATTCTAGAGGCGGATTACCTCGATCATCTAGTCGATGGCGATTTGCCCAACGGGAATTACGCGGTTCAAGGGATCGAATTCGATCGTATCGGCCGTCGGGTGGCCTACCACCTCTATCCCGAGCATCCTGGCGGGTTTCGCGGTTTGGCGCGGTCGTCGCGACGAGTGTCGGCCGAAAACATAATACACGCTTTTGACGTGGCGCGGCCGGGTCAGCAGCGTGGTGTGAGTTGGCTTGCGCCCGTGATCACCAAGCTGCACGAGCTGGACAAATACCAGGAGGGCCAGATCAAGCGTCAGGAGATCGCGGCGATGTTCGCGGCCGTTTTGCAGACCGATGAGGTGGCCGAGGCGATGGAGGGTCAAATCGGAGCGTTGGAGCCTGGTGCGATCCTGACACTTGGTGAGGGTGAAAGCATGGATTTCACCGACCCGCCTGCGGTGGATGGGTATGAGCCATTCATGCGGGTGACCGATCGGGTGATCGCCGCGGCGATGGGTATAACCTATGAGGCGCTGACGGGCGATTACAGCAACGTGAATTACACGTCGGGTCGCATGGGGCGAATGGATGTCGATCCGAACGTCCGCGATTGGCAGACCAACATCATGGTCGCGCAGGTCTGTGCGGGATTGGGCCGGTGGATCGCGGAGGCGGTCGAGGACCAGACCGGAATTGACAGAGATGCCTGGGGCATAAAGTGGACCCCGCCTGTGCGCCCAGTCGTCGATCCGACGAAGGATCACAAGGCCGACGAGACCGCCGCGCGCACGGGCAAGAAATCACGCCGCGATATCATTCGGGAGTCGGGACGGGATCCCGATGAGGTGGAGGCCGAAATTTTGGCCGAAAGGGCGTGGGAGGGGCGGCACGGCCTGGTGTTCACCAGTAATGCCGGTGCGGCTCCAAGTCCGGGGGCGGCGCAGGCGGCAAACGCAGGAGAGCAGAATGACGATTGATCCGATGACGGTCGCAACGCGGTTTTTCAACACACCGCTGTTGATCGAGCCGGGCAAGGCCGCGGTAATCGCGCGCGCCTTGGGGCCCCGGTTTCTGGGTCTTGGGGGTGAGCCGAATTTGAAAATCGAGGTAGCCGGCGATCCTGTTTCGGATAGTCGCCCGGGTGAAGGGCGCAAGCAGCCTCGCGCGGGATCCTTGGTGGGCGATGGGCTTTATCAATCGGTTCGGACCCATCAGGGTTATTCGGTGGTGGAGGGTGTCGCGATCATTCCGGTGATTGGGTCGCTTGTGCGGCGCGGTGCTTTCGTCGGTCAAAGTTCGGGTGTTACTTCCTATGAAGGGGTGAGTGCGCAGATTCGCGCGGCAGCCGAGGATCCGCAGGTTCGGGCAATCGCGTTGGAGATCGACAGTTTCGGCGGTGAGGCGCATGGCGCCTTTGCGCTGGCGCGCGATATTCGGGCCGCGCGTGAGATCAAGCCGGTCGAGGCTTTTCTGGCCGAGTTCGCGCTGTCGGCCGGTTACATGATCGCGGCTCAGGCGGATCGGATCACGGTGCCGGAGTTCGGAGAGGCTGGATCAATCGGTGTGGTGATGATGCATGTCGATTTTGAGGAAAATCTGAGACAGGACGGCGTGCGGGTCACGCTGATTCATTCGGGGGCGCATAAGGTGGACGGCAATCCCTTCGAGGCATTGCCAGATCCGGTGCGCGCGCAAATGCAGGCCCAAGGCGATGCGATGTGGGCGGCGTTCGCCGATGAGGGCGGCCAAGGCCGCGGGGCGCGGCTGAATGCGCCGGCGGCCTTGGCCCTGGAAGCGCGCAGCTTGCGCGGGGCGGAGGCGGGCGCGGCGGGCCTGGCCGATGATGTGGTCGAGGCCCGCGCTGGCGGCGTGCCGTGCGACAACGGCGGTCGCCCGCGCCATGTTTCTCACCGAGGGCGGCGGTGCCGCCTTGGGTGAGCCAAGAGGGGCGGTGACGCCTGTAACCGGGGCCACGGCCCCAAATCGAAAGGAGAGCGACATGCCCAAGGATGCTGTCGATCAGTCGGGCGCCGAGGCGCGCGCGGCAAACCAGGCCGTGGAAGTGCAGGATGCACCCCCGGCCGCTGAAAACACCCCGGAGGCCTCGGCGGATGCGGCGGTGCCGGTCATCTCGGCGGCCGATGCGGCCTGGGTTTTGAGCAAGTGTGAAAAGGCAGGGGTTTCGATGGCCGATGCCCGCGGGATGATCGAGGCCGGGTTGAGCCGGGAGGCCGTCTTGGAGCGGATCGTGGACGCAAAGGCGTCGCGGGCCGATGACGGGGGGGACATTCGGGCCGCCGGCCGGGCCGTTGTGACCGGTGATGCGCGGGATCGGGCGCGTGAGGGGATGACCCTGGCGCTTTTGGCGAAGGCCAATATGCCCGGCGGCCAGCGCAACGAGTTCTCCGGCATGACGTTGCGGGAGATGGCGCGTGAGAGCCTGAAGGTGCAGGGGGTCGATCCCAGTGGCGGGACGATGCAATTCGCTGGTGCGGTGTTCGCCCCGGCGATGGCCTCGGGCGGTATGCACTCGACCAGCGATTTCACCAATATCCTGGTCAATGTCGCCGACAAAGCGATGTTGCGCGGCTTCACCGAGGCGGAGGAAACCTACGATCTTTTCACCAGCGTCGGCACGATGTCGGATTTCAAGCCGACCAAGCGGGTCGGGCTCGACAGCTTCCCGTCGCTGTCGAAAGTCGAAGAGGGTGCCGAGTTCACCTATGGCACGATGGGCGACCATGCCGAGACGGCCGTTTTGGCGACCTACGGCAAGCTGTTCGCGATCACCCGTCAAACGATCATCAACGACGATCTGGCGGCCTTCACCTCGGTGCCGATGCGGATGGGGCGCGCGGCGCGTCGCACCGTGGGCGATCTGGTCTATGCGATCCTGACGGGCAATCCGAACATGTCGGACGGCGTGCCGCTGTTCCATGCGGATCACGGCAATCTGGCTGCGGCGGCTTTCGGGCCGTCGGAGGCGGCGATCAACGCCGGCATCACAGCGATGATGACCCAGACCGATCGCAGCGAGAACGCATCGGCGCTCAACATCATGCCGCGCTATCTGATCGCGCCGCCCAAGTGGCGGTCGGCGGTGATGCAGTCGCTGAATTCGGAGTATGCGCCCGACGACACGGACAAGCTTGGCACCGACAAGATGGGTCGGGCCTATAACACGGTCCAGGGCGCGGCGGAGCCGATTTTCGACGCGCGTCTGACCGGAGACGCGTGGTTCATGGCGGCGGATCCGGCGGCGCATGACGTGATCGAAGTCGGATATCTGGATGGCAACGCGGCGCCGTTCCTGGAGCAGCAGGACGGATGGTCGGTCGATGGCACCGAATTCAAGGTGCGTATCGACGCCTGCGCCACGGCGCTGGCCTACCAGACGCTTTACAAGAACGCCGGCAGCTAAGGCCCGCGTGATCATCCAGTGAAGTCGGGCCGCGCGGCGAAGGTGTCGGGCGGCCTTTTCGTTTCAGACAGGAAAGGGCGAGAGCCATGAAAACCTACATTCAAGCCGGCGACAAGGTGACGGTCACCGCGCCTGCCGCCGTCAGCTCGGGCGACGGTGTTTTGGTCGGATCGATCTTCGGGATCGCGGAATCGGATGCCGAGAGCGGGGCGCCTGTCGTCCTGGTGCGCACCGGTGTGGTCGAGCATGCCAAGACGGCGGCCCAGGCGTGGACCCAGGGGGTCAAAATCTACTGGAACGATTCCGGTAAGGTGATGACGACCGCAGCGGCGGGCAACACCTTGGTGGGGGCCGCGGCGGAAGGGGCCGGCAATCCGTCGGCCACCGGCAAGGTGCTGTTGACCGGGCAGGTGGTTTGATGAGCCTGTTCGACGGGATGGGCGCCATTCTTGTTGGCGCCTTGGGCGCTCGGGTGGTGCATCGTCCCGTCGGCGGGGGCGCCTTCGATCGCGTGTGGCACGTCCGGGTATATATCGATGAGGCGTTTCCTGGCGAGGATCGCCCGATCTTTTCCAGGCGGGCGGAGCTGCGCCTCCCGCGCGATCAGGTGGATCTCGTTTCCGCGGGAGACACGGCTGCCACCGGAGATGTGATCGAGACCTTGGCGGGGTGTCAGTATCGGATCGTGGCGCAGATAGAAACGCCAAATCCGGGCGCGGACGCCTTGGTGCCGTTTCAATTGGTGGAGATTTGATATGGGCAAGCGGATAAAAATGCGGGCGCGGCGGACCTTGCCGGTGCTCGGGGTTGTGCGAGGCCAGGTTTTCACTCCGCCGCCGCAGGTTCGGCTCGACCTTTTGCAACGGGGTTGGGGCGACGATCTCGCAGAAAGTGCCGGCCCGGTGTCGAAGCGGCGTGCAAGCAAGCGCCACAGTCGCGACGCGGTGGCGGATGGGGCCGAGGGCAAGCCGGATGGGCAGGGCCCGGCCGAGGATTGATCGATGGTTCATTACCGCACGGAATTGCGGGCCATTTTGGAAGACGCCTTGCCGATCCTTTTCGATCTGGTCGGCGCGCCGGTGACGATGCGCAGCGTGTTGTCGCCGCGCTTGTCGGTGGACGCGTTACCGGAATTCTGTGTGCAGGTGACGCGCGAGCGGCCCCGCCGGGAGGCCGCTTCGGGCTCTTTCGGTGCTTATCGACGGGCCATTGAGATCACGTTGATCGTGCGCCGCAGGGGTGCGAATGTGGTCGATCGTCTGGATGCGGACAGTGCCATTTTGGAGCATGGCGCCCTCAACATCTTGCGGCCGATTTGTGACGCGGCGGAAATCACGATCTTTGAGACGGCCTTCGACATCGAGGGCGCGGTGCCGGTGGGGCAGTTGATGCTCGGCATCGAGGCTGTGGTTTTGAATCGTGCGGGCAACGAGGAATTCACCGAGCTGAGCTGACGGTGGGTGTTTTTTACATGGCCTGCGGGCCGGCTTTCACAACATGAAAGGAGAGAGCGATGGCGCGACATAATGGCGATGGGATGATCATTCAATACGGCACGCCCGGAACGGTGGTGCAGTATCCGGTCAGCTTTTCCATCGAAGAGACGGCGGCGACCTACGACCAGACCGCCGCCGGCGAGGCGTGGGAGACCCACAATGTCGGCAAAAAATCGTGGAGTGGAACGATTGAGCTGCGTCTCGACGACGCGGCGGAGGCCAACCAGGGGCTGCGCGCCGGCGAGAAAATCACCTTCACGGGTTACAGCGACGGCGATGAAAGTGGAAAGACCTTTTACACCGGCGAGGCCACGCTGGTGTCCGTTTCCATGAACGTGCAGCAGAGCGACACGGTGGGCCGCACCTGGAATATCACGGGCAACGGGCCGCTGACCAAGGATACCGTCACATGATGGCCGGCGTTCTAGAGCAGATTCTTTCGGCCTCGCAGGGGGCCGATCTGAAGCGTGTGCGCGTGCCCGAATGGGGGGTCGATCTGTATTTCGGCAAGGTCACCGGTGCCGATCGCGTGGCGATCCGGCGTGGTATCGCGCCGAAGGCGGAGGAGGAGCTTTTGCTTTCCTCCCTTCAGCGGCTGGCGTTGGATGCGGATGGCGCTCCGGTGTTCCCGCATGATCAGGCAACGCGTGTCAAAATGCTCAAGTCGTTGGACATGGGCGTGGTGATGCGCGTCCTGCATGAGGCCGGTGTGGAAAAAAGCCCGCGGGTCGCGATGATCGAGGATGCCTCGGAGGCCAAGTTGCGCGAGGCGGTGCGGGTGATCGGCGATCTGTCGGCCGATGCGGAGGCCGATCTATCGGAGGCCGCGATCGAGGCGATCCGCAAGCTGATGCTGGCGCGGGAGCCGGAATTGGCAGATGTGCTTTCGGCGCCGGGCGGTCCTTCGGCCAATGGCGGTCAAATAAAAAACGGCTGAAGGGCGACGGCGAGGCGCAGGCCGTTCTTGCCGTCGCCCATGCCTGGGGCCGGTTTCCTTCTGAGGTGCTGGCCCTGTCTTTGGATGAGATTGAGCTTATGGCGGCGTATCTCGAATTGAGTGATGAAGCCCGCAAGGAGCGCGCGCGATGAATGCAGCCCTTACCGGTTTGATGTTTCCGATCTCGGCCGAGAACCGCACGCGCGCGCCCTTGCGCCAGGTTCTTGGGGATTTGGGCGAGATTCGCGGCGCCCTGGCCGGTGTGGGCGACTACAGCCGCCGAGCGGGGCGGGCAATGCGGAATGTGGGCGCGGGGCTCACAGCGGGGATTACCGCGCCGATCGTGGGCAGCATCGCACTCATGGATCGGTCGATCAATCAGTTGGGTTTGTTACAGTCGCAAGCGGCTTCAGCCGGTGTTTCGGCGGAAGAATTGACGATCCTAGGGATCGCGACGCGCGAATTCGGCATCGAGCAGGACAAGGTTGCCGATATTCTCAGGGATGTGAATGACAGGATTGGAGATTTTTCGGCTACCGGCGCCGGGCCTATGGCTGATTTCTTCGAAAACATTGCGCCGATGGTGGGGCTGACAATTGAAAGCTTTGAGGGCTTGAACAGTTCGGACGCGTTGGCTCTGTATGTTCGCTCGTTGGAAGATGCAAACGTCAGCCAAGCTGAAATGACGTTCTATATGGAGGCCTTGGCCTCCGATGCTTCAATGCTTTTGCCGCTTTTTCGCGACAACGCAGCGGCTTTGGATGACATGCGGGAAGTCGCAGAGCGGTTAGGGTTGTCCATCGACGATGACCTTATCGCTGGTGCCGCAGATGCGCGCCGAGAATGGACGGCGATGCGGGCGATTCTGGGCCTAGAATTCCAACAGGCCCTAATCCAGTTCGCCCCGATCTTGATGGATATCGGCCGAGGCCTTTCGTCTTGGATTGAGCCGTTGCGGGAGGGGGTAAGTTGGTTTCGCAGCCTGTCGGATGAAACGCAAGCGGCTGTGACCCGTTTCGGCCTTATCGCCGCCGCGGCGGGGCCGCTGTTGGGCGGGGGGGGGCTTATGGTTTTGGGGGTCACGGCTGTTTCTGGCGCCTTCGCCACCTTGGCCTCGGTTCTGATGGCGCAGCGAGCGCGTCTTTGCGCGCGCCCGCGAGGTTTTTGATGGCTTCTGGGACTGGCTGGGTGAGGCGATCGGCGCGAACGATCCTGACACCCTGTTTGGTCAGTTCTGGGCGCATGTCGGCGACCGATTTCGCTTTTGGCTGCTCGACGTTCCAGAGGCGTTCACGACGACATTCGGCACAATCATCGACTATTTGGCAGAGGTTGGCTTGGGCCAGGCGTTCGCGGATATCTGGGAGTCGATACGGGCCGAGGTTTCGACCTGGCCTGGCCGTCTGTTGCAGGTTGGGCGGGATATGATTTCAAGCCTGATTGACGGGATCACCGGGCGTTCGGTGCGTGAAGAGATGTTCGGTGTGGGCGGCGACATTGTGGGGGGCATCACGCTGGGGATGGAGGCGGCGGGGCCCGGTCTTTTGGAAGACACGCGCGCTTGGATTCGGGCAATGGAGGATACCGCGCGCGATGAGTCGCAAACGCAATCGCCCTCTCGGGTGTTCGCGGCGATCGGCGAGGATCTGATGGATGGCCTAGCGCTGGGGGTGCGGCAGGGCGGCCCGGCGGCTGAGGATGCGATGCGCGGCGTGGTGACCGAGCTTAGCGATCTGGCCGCCGAGGCACCGGGCATCGTGCAGCGGCTGGGGGGCATGTGGGGCTCGGCCTTTTCGGGGATCGTGCGTGGCGCCACCAGCGCTCGGGACGCCTTGGGGCGGCTATTCGATCAGATGGCCGACATGGTTCTTTCCAATGCGTTCAGCCAGCTTTTCACCGGGTTGTTTGGCGGCCTGGGCGGCGGCGGGGGCGGTTTCCTGAGCTTTCTTTTCGGCGGCGGCTTCGCGCAAGGTGGGGTGTTTCAAAGCGGGGCCGTTGTCCCCTATGCCAGCGGCGGCGTGGTGAGTCAGGCCACGAGTTTTCCGATGGCGGGGGGCCGCACCGGCCTGATGGGTGAGGCGGGGCCGGAGGCAATCATGCCGCTGGCGCGTATGGCCTCGGGCGAGTTGGGTGTGCGCGCCGCCGCCGCGCCGGTGGCCGTCGCGTCGCCCGGCGGGCAGCCGTTGAACATCACGGTGCATGTCGAGGGTGCCAACGGCGACGATCATGTGCGGCGGCTGGTGGCGCAGGGCGTTCAAATGGGCATGGACCAGTTGCGCCGCGAGGTGCCCGATCTTATCGAGGCGCATGACGCCGATCCGCTGGTGCGTCTCTGATGTCGGGCGCATTCCCGCTTTCGCTGCTGGATTTCTTCGGTGGACTTGTCGTGCATGTCGGCCGGTTCGAATTGGGCGAGGCGATGGAAATCGCCGAAACGGCGGGCGGCGAGATCCTGGCAAGCGCCACCGGGAACCGGTTGTGGCGCGGCTCCATCGAAACGCCGGTCGAAAATGCTCGGCAACAGGCCGCCGCCGCCGCCCGCCTGGCGCAATTGCGGCAGCCCGGTGCTAGCTTCTATCTATTCGATTCTGCGATGCGTTATCCCGCGGGCGATCCGACGGGCAGCATCCTGTCGGGCGCCAGCCTGACGGTGACGGGGTTCGTCAGCGGCACTGATCGCGGTTTCATCGTGGGGGGGGTGCCGTCGGGCTATGCCGTGGCGGTCGGGGATCATGTGTCGATTTCCTTTGGCGCCAGCCTGGAGCGCCGGGCGTATTTCGTCGTGACGGCGGATAAGGCGGAAATCGGCGGCGAGATCACGATCTTGTGCGAGCCGGGTGTGCCCTCGGCCATTTCCATCGGAGATCCGGTGAGCCTGTTGCGCCCCACGATCAAGGCGCTGGTGGTGCCCGGCAGTTTTCGCGGGGGCGAGCGGTTCGACGGGCCTATGGCGCGTGGGCTGCGGTTCGACTGGATTCAGACACTGAGGTAGCTGCGTGGCTTTTTCCAACATCCCGCGCGGGCCGGTGGAGCACCATTCACTGGTCTGGATCACCGCGCGCAACCGCGAAACCGATGCCGCAGAACCTGCGGGGTTTTGGACAGGGCCGGAGGATCGAGAATTCACGGTGGCTGGCGATTTGCGGACCTATTTCGGTGCAGGCCATATCTTGCAGATCCCGCCCATCGTGACGCCGGCGGGGCTGAGGGTGCAGATGCAAGAGATCCAGCTTGCCGCCACCAGCCCGGAAGTCGAGGCGGCGATCCGGGGATATGATGTGCGCCATGCACCTGTCGAGATCCATGTGGCGCGCTTTGGCCCGGGCGATGGGCAGTTGTTGGGTATCGACCGGGTATTCCGTGGCTACGTCGATTCCGCGCCGCGTCTGATCCCGGCCAAAAATCAGCCGGGCGCGCGTTGGTCGATGCGGGTGGCTTCGGCGATGCGGAGCCTGACCCGGCCTCTGAGCCTCACGCGGTCGGATGCATCGCAGATTAGGCGCAGCCTGCCAGGCGGCGGCTCGGATAGGTTTTTCCGCTTTGCGGTGGTCGCGGGCCGGGTCGAGCGGTTTTGGGGCATGGCGCGCAGCAAATGAAACAGTTGGTGCGGTATCCCGATTGGCGCGGCCGGCTGGTCGGGTATCTGAACTCCGTGGCAGCGCGCCGGTTTCGGCCGGGTCGGCATGATTGCGCGCTGTTCGTCGCGGGAGGGATCGAGGCCATGACCGGTGTCGATCTCGCCGCCGAGTGGCGGGGCGGTTACAGCAGCTTGGAAGGCGGTCGCGCGTTGTTGGTCTCGGATGGATTTTCGGGGCCTGATGCGGTGCTGGCGGCGCGGCTTTCCGAGGTTGCGCCAATCTTCCTGGCCGCAGGCGATGCGGCTGTCGTGGCCGATGGCGACGGGCAGCCGGCGCTGGGGCTGGTGCAGGGGCCGGCGGTTTATGTGCTGCGGCCTGCGGGCCTTGGGCTGGTGTCGCTGACCGACGCTTTGCGGGGGTTTCGCGTATGAGGTTCGCGGCGGTTTGGCTGGCGGCTGCGGTCGTGCTGTTCGGCGCGGGCCCGGCCGAGGCCGGTTTCGTTGCCGGCGCGATCAAAATCATCGGTGGTTTCTTCGCGGGCCTTGGGCCTGTCGGCGCGTTTTTGGTGCGCACGGTTGCGGGGCTTGCGCTGAATGCGATCGCGCGGCTGTTCATCAGGCAGCCGAAACGGCCGGAGGCGCAGGGCGGCATCCGCACGCAACAGACGCTTTCGGGCGGCGACAATCCCGACGGCATGATCCTTGGCGTCTATGCCACCGATGGCGCCTGGGTCTCGCCCTGGGTGATGCACGGCGAAAACAACAGATACAATTCGCAGGTGATCGATTTGGCCGGCGTTCCGTCGGAGGGGTTGCTTCGGGTTTTTGTCAACGGATCGCCTATCACTTTGGGGGTGACCGCGCATCCCGATTTCGGTCTGCCGGCAGAGGGCGATTATGCAGATCATCTGTGGATCAGGTTCTATGACGGCACGCAATCAGCCGCCGATCCGATGTTGGTGGCGCGGGGCGGATCGGACCCGGATTTTCCTTGGTCGGCGGACATGGTGGGGGTGGGGCGGACCTATGCGATCGCGACCTATCTGGAAAATCGCGAGATTTGGCAGGGCGTGCCGTCGTTTCGCTTCGAGGTTTCGGGGGCGTCGTTTTACGACATGCGCAAAGATGGCTCCAATGGTGGGGTCGGGGCACATCGATTGAACGATCCTGCCACCTGGGAGGCCACCGAAAACCCGATGGTGATGATTGCGCATCTCACGCTTGGTTACGCGCTGCCCGACGGTTCGATCTACGGCGGGGAATACGATCTGACGGATTTACCCCTGGCCGATTGGGCCGCGGCAATGAACGCCTGCGAAGCGGATGCCGATGACGGCGACGGAGGCACCGAACCTGCGTGGCGCGCGGGCCTTGAGGTGCTTTTCGATGATGAGCCGCAAGAGGCGATCGGCCTTCTTTTGGCGGCCTGCGACGGTGATTTGGTCGATGTCGGCGGCACGCTTTATCCCAAGGTCGGGGCGCCTGGCCTTCCAGCGGCCTTCATTACCGACGATGATTTCCTGATCGATCGTGCGCAAGAGTTGGACCCCTTCCCGGGTCTTCGCGAGACGGTAAACGGCGTGGCCTTGCGCCACCCGGATCCCGACGCGGCCTGGGAGGTGACGCAAGCCCCGCAGATCACTTCGGCGGCGTTCGAGGCGGCGGATTCCGGCCGGCGGCTGATCAGCTCGCTGGCGCTGCCGGCGGTGCCATACGCGCTTCAGGTGCAGCGGCTGGGTCAGGCGGTGGTGCGCGATGCGCGGCGGTTTCTGCGCCACAAGGGGCATCTGCCCGGCGATTACGCTTGGCTGCGACCGTTGCAAACGGTGAGTTGGACAAGCGCGCGCAACGGCTACGATGCCAAGTTGTTCGAGATCGCCGAAAAGGCGACCGACCTTTTGAGCTACCAAAGCCAGGTCACGCTACGCGAGGTCGATCCGGCCGATTACGATCCGCAGGCCTATCTCAGCCGGAACACGGTGTCGCCCGCCGTGACGCCGCCGCTGGCCGTAGAGCTGCAAAATGCCGGCGCCGAGCCGTGGTCGATCAGCGATGGGGCGCAGGGGCGGATCCCCGCCATTCGTGCGTTTTGGGACGGTCTGGCGGCCAGCGGTGTCGAGGTCGAGGTCAAGCGCCAGGCCAGCGGTCAGATTGCGGCGCGGCTGACAGTGCCCGCAGGCGACGGCGAGGCGGTGGTGGTGGGCGGCATCCTGCCCGGCGAATTCTACACCGTGCGACTAGCGCCCGTGGCGGAGGGCCGTGGCGTGGCCGTGTCGGGGCCCTTTACCGTGACGGCGCCGGATCTGCGCATCGCGCCCATTGATCTGGCGCAGGGGCAGGGCAGAAACCTGTTGCAAAACACCGATTTTCTGGATGGCACCGAGGGCTGGTCGCTGGTGGCGACAGGGGGGCAGGCGGCCGAGACGGAATTGATCCGGCGCTTGCCCGGAGAGACCTACGCGGGCGCTTATTATCCGACGCTGGCCGTATATCAAAACGGCGCGGGCGGCGGGACCGCAGAGGTGAGCTGCGCGCCGCTGTTGGACGATGGCAACCCGGCGCCGGGCGCACCGGTCGTCGCGGGCGAGTGGTATGAGTTCAGCGTTCAGGCCGCGCATCTGCGATCGGGCGCGGATCTGGCGATCCGTTGGTTTGACGACAGCGGCGCGGAGATCTCGACGACGGCAACGCTGGCCAGCGCCGGCGCAGCGGGCGGGTCGTCAAGCAACCCGGAGGCCTGGCCCCGCCTGTGGGGTAAGGCGCAGGCGCCCGCTGGCGCCGCCTACGGCACCCCGGTGGTGGCCAAGCCCGCCACGGCCTCAGGCGGCGATAGCTGGCTTTTCTTGCACAAACCGCAATTCGCGCTGACCCACGCCGATGCCACCCGGCCCGCGCCGTTTTTCCATGCTGGCGGCGGCGTGTTCCAAGGTGCGCGCCTGGCCGCCGAATCGATCGTCGCTGAAAAAATCGTAGCTGGCGGGATCAGCCAACAGGATTTCATCGGTGGGTCGGACACGGTGACCAACGACAGCGCGAGCTGGACCTACTATCGCGATTTGGAGGTTGACTACGCCCGCTCCGCGGCGGGGGTCGTGCAATATAATTTCACCCTTACCGCGTTGCCCTCGACCCTGCCCACCGCCGCCCGGATCGAGATGGTGCGCGATGACGGCGCGGTAATCATGTCGGCAATTCCGCAGGCCACGATGGCTGATTTGAATGGCGATCTGAGAATTTTTCGCGGCAACGCGGCGTTTAGCAATCTGAGCGCCGGGGCGCATCACTTCCAGATCAGAATGCGCAACATGGGCGGCGCCGGATTGCAGGCGGGCCAGATCCTGGTGCAGGCGACATTCCGATGACGGGGCGGTTACCGATCCATGTTCGCCTCGATGCCGCGGGGCGCGTGGTCACCTACGCAAATCGGCCTTTCGCCAGCGCCACGCAGGTGGTTGAGGCGGACCCCGAGGAAGTGGCCCGTGGCTATGTAAAGGATGGGGCGTTTCGGATCGCGCCGCCGTCGCCCGGCGCCGATCACGTGTTCGATACCTTATCCGAGGCCTGGGTCTATTCTCCGGCACCGGTAACGGCCGAGAGGGTAAACGCCGCACGCGCGCGGCGGATCGCGGCGGGGGTTGATCTCACAATCGAGGGATTGGCCGCGCCCGTGGCGCTTCAGGGGCGGCCGGAGGACCGTGAAAACCTTTCGGGGCTGGCGATCCTTGCGCAGCTGCGCGTGGCGGCGGGCGACACGACCACGCCCACCACATATCGCGATCGCGAAAACGCCGATCATACCCTGACCCCGCCGCAGGTGCTGGCGCTGTATGCAGCGGCGATGGCTTGGGTGGAGGCGGTCTATGCCGCGTCTTGGGCCATCAAGGGGGCGGACCCAATCCCGCAAGATTTCGACGACGACAGCCGGTGGCCGTAGTGCCGCGCCAAAAGGAGGAAGATGAATGAGCGATTTCTATGAAGGTCAACTCGGCGGCCTGGAAAGCCCCGCCACGCGGATCGGAGAAATTACGCCGAGCGATACGCAAGACCTGCCGTTCGTCGCTCGCGCGCTGCATGTGACGGGCACCGGCGGGCTGATCAACGTCGTGACGGTGGACGGCGACGAGGGCGACGTTTTCGTGCCGCAGGGCGGCTACGCGTCAATTCGCGTGCGCCAGGTGAAGGCGACGGGCACGGACGCCACAGGCATCCGGGCTTTGGCATAAGCGAGGCGGGGCGATGTTCAAATACGGTTTCGGCCACGGCCTCACGTTTGTGCGAAGCCAGGGCGACGCCCCGGCCTACACCGTGCAGCTTACCGGCCTGACGGATGGCGAGGCGCGGCAGGGGGCGGTGATCGGGCTGACGATCACGCCCGCGATCACGGGTGAAACGGTGTCCTACCAATGGACGGACGGCGGCGCGGATATTTCCGGGGCCACCACGGCAACCGAGACGGTGGCGATCGGCACGGATCATACGGACGGGCAGTTGCTGCGCTGTGTCGTTACCATCGACGGGAAGCCGTATTTCTCGAACGCCGCGCCGATGCGGTATGCGCCGGGTGTCGCGCCTGCGGTGGCGGATGACCAATCCTGGACGGTGGACGACGACGCCGCCA